TTTATCACTCAGCAAAACAAATTGTAACTGATTCTAATGCTAATTTATATGTAAATAGATTGCCATATGGTCCTGGTGCTGGATATGGATATGGTTCATCTTACGGCGCGTTGGTATATCCACTAGTGACACTAGAAGAAGATAAGAACACAACAGTATGGCGCGCTACAAAATCTGTACCAGCTAGTGCATTTGATTTTGCAGACAGCGGGATGGATTTGTCTTTTTTGGGCGGCATTTCAGTTGAATGGAACGAAGCACAAATTATTGCATTAACAAGCCAAGGCATATCTTTAGAAAATAAAGATCTTGCAGTATTAAATGATGCAAAGTACTATGATTTGTTCACAATAATGGGATTTGCATCAAACCCATTAACCCTAATAGAAGCACAAGATACAGTTATGGCTTCGTTTTTGTCGGGTAATCAAATTTCTGTGACTAACAATATAGCTGTATCTGCCGGAACTTACGTTTTAGGTGCACCTAAATTCTTTGAATTATCGTTAGATCAATATAATGCAGTGATCGAAGGAACCGCTTTCAATTGGTCTACAACGTCAGCCGTTTTAAGCGATATTAATTCAGTAGCTGATTTCGGAAAAGCTGGTTTGATTATTTTGAATAAAGGACAAACTGTGACCGAAGCACAAGCAGAAGGATTCTATGCCGCTATAACTGATAATACAAATGCAGAACCCACGACTGATCACGATAGTATTTTAAATGCATATACAGTAACCCAGGCAGCACCTTCAACGGGGTTATTTGGTGCTGGGTTCACCCAAATTCCTGAAGAAAGATTGAATTTCTCATTGTCGGGAGGTGCTGATACCGGTGTGGTACGCGATGATTCTAATATTTCATACAATTTGGAACGAACATTTTATAATTTCCCCGATTCTACAAGTGAAAAGTTTGATGACACGCTCTCGATTAGTTTGTATAAATTAAGGAGATCCATTTATACACCAGATGCTATAAAGATGGATTATGTATTAGAACGTAACCATATTGGTTCACTTGATTTTAATCGCAAGATTCAAGATGTTAATGGTGGTGAGGCTGTGTCATATTTTATATCCGCCCCTCAAAAAGAAAGCAGATCAATTAAAATCATTGTTAATGATTATATTACAAATAGAGGAGGAGATACGTGGTTGAATGAAGTAGGAATTCCTCGCAAAAAGATCAGATTATATAGTCGTTCTGCAATTAAAACACTCAAATCAGATTTTTCTTACGGCAAACGTTTTGGTGGTTATTATCATGATTATGTTGGTTTATCATCTTATCTCGGATATAGTGACGCATTATATCCAACAGGGCCTTATACAAATTTAAATATTAAATCAAAAGATATAGGAAACCTCCCCGCTAAGATTGAAAATGCATTATATAAAGTAGAAAATGATGAATTATTTGATTTAGATCTTGTTGTCGAAGGGGGATTGGGTACTATATATACAACATGCTGCGCAAATCAGGTTACATACTTTGATGATACTGTAGTTTCAGATAATTTTTCTGAAGGATTAACCTTATTGAGGACAACAGGTGAATATGTATCGCCAGTTGACCCTAGTAAAGATTTGCGTCTATTATATAGTACAGTATTCTCACGATTTGATACATTCTGTTCATCTGCTAGAAAAGATTGCATGTTTATTGCTGATCCTTTGCGACAAATATTCGTGAAAGGTGAGAACAGCAAAACATTACCTAACGCAAATAATTCATTTTCGCGAGATATATACACAGCTTTAAAGAATCTTTTTGGATTAGCTAATTCAAATTATTCATGCTCATATGGCAACTGGGCCAAAGTATATGATCCAGTAGCTGGATTAAACATTTGGGTTCCATTCTCACCTTTTGCAGCAACAAGTTTTGTTAATACTGATTCAAATTATTATCCGTGGTTCGCGCCCGCCGGATTTACACGCGGCAAAGTACGCAATGTTCTTGAATTGGCTATAGCACCTAAGCAAAAAGAAAGAGACCAATTGTATAAAATTTCTGTAAATCCCGTAGCATTCTTCCCCGGTGACGGTATTACTATCTTCGGTCAAAAGACCATGCAACGTCAACCCAGTGCCTTTGATCGCATTAATGTAAGGAGAATGTTCTTGTATCTTGAAAAGGCTACTAAGAAGACAGTAAAATACTTTGTATTTGAACCAAATACCACATTTACTAGAACCCGTTTAGTTAATACATTAAATCCAATCTTCAATTTTGCTAAATCTACTCAAGGTGTAGCAGATTATATGATTGTGAGCGATAAGAGAAATAACACTCCAGATTCAATTGATAATAACGAATTGGTGGTTGATATATACATCAAGCCGGTTCGTGCATCAGAATTCATTTTAGTGAACTTTATCGCAACACGTACTGGTGCTAATTTCAGTGAATTAATTAGCGGCCCGCGTCTCTAATATAATTAAACCATAAATAAGTATATGGCAGACACAATACAAACAATCAGAGGGTTTTACGACAGAGCAGCTGTTGCGGATTTCGCGCGTGATTACTTATTCCGTGTAATGATGATCCGCACAGGTACCATGTTTCTAGGTGAAGAAGAGTTAGTATATGTAAAAACAGCTACTCTCCCTGGCAGAAATATTGAAAATGAAGCTGTCAAGTATATGGGGATGAATTTTAACATTCCCACGATTGCAACATATCCCAATTCTGAAGCATTTACTTTGACTTTTTATTGTGATGCTAATTCACTCTTGAGAGAAAGACTCATGTCTGAATCTCGTGCTGTGTTTAATGATGCAACTAGTACTGGTACGTATAATACACCAGGACGTGATAGCTATATCGAGTTGTTGCAACTCGATAAACAGCTCGAGCCCGTCATGCAATATACATTATATGGCGCCTCCATTCGTAATGTGGGTGAAATTGCTTATGAAATAGCTGAAGGTACTGGTAGTGTCAAAACATTTGATGTGACATTTGCTTATCATTTCTTCGAAGAAAAGAGACCCGGCCAGTTCGCTATTAATAATATCTCTAATGCATTCCCAAATATTAATGCTTTCTTGACATAACTAATATAAATGGCAGAAAGCATTAACTCACCCAGAGAACATTTTCTTAGTAATATATCTGTTTGGGAATTAGATGTTCCTTTACAGACACAATGGGTAGTAAGAATTGCACCAAAGATAGGTTTGTTTGATTTTTTTAGTGAAATTTCTAGATATGCATCAGTTGATCATTCTCAATTGAGAGAATCAGTAAAATATTCACATTATGAAAATTTTTTAGGACCCAGAACCAATGCCCTCGAGGAAGGTCTGGGTCTTTATTTTGCACAATCGGTTGAACTGCCGGGGGAGTCATTAGACATGGAAACTATTAGTATGCCAGGAGACAATTGTTTTGTGCAGTCTAGCGTAATCAAAAACAGGTCTTCCGGAAGCAAGAGAGAAATCTCAATGAAATTACTAGAGACAAATGTAGATATTGTGGACGGTTTAATTAGACCATGGATAATAGCATGCGGATATCGCGGCAATGTAGAGATACCAGGAGCTCCTTCTCTTAAGGCAGACATTCAGATTGTACAATATACTAAAGGTGAAAATAAACCAATTAGAAAAATACATAACTTTATAGATTGCACACCTTATTCGACACAAGGTTCAAATTTGCAATATGATTCCGAATCAATTGTTGCAAAAGATGTGTCATGGATCTATAATTATTATCATTATAAACTAATATAATGATAAAATCGAATTTTTATACTACATTAGAATTACCTGATCTCAAAAGAAAAATTAAAATTAAAGAGATTAGCAATTATTTTTATATAGATATATTAAAATTTGTACAAAATAATAATTTAATCGATTTAATAGATTTTTTTGATAATATTATTTCAGCTAATACAGATGCCGATATAGCAGATTTATCAAATCTGGATAAATTTTGTATTCTTATTGAAATGCGATCAGTTTCAATAGGAAATATTATTGAATTTTTTATAGATAATAAAAATATAAAATATAATTTATCAGATATTTGTACTAAAATTCAAAATTTAAAGTTCGAAAATACAATAATACATTTAGATAATTTAAATTTTGAAATAGGAATTCCTAGAAGTTTTATTATTCCTAATAATAATGATATTATTCAACAATGTATAATAAAAATCAATGATGTAAATTTAGATAGTTTCACAGAATCAGAGAAAGAATCATTATTTAAATTAATTCCCGCATCGATTTATAATGACATAAAATCTTTTATAATTAATAATACGGAGTATATAGAACAACAAAATATCTTTAATATATCCGTTGTCGATACATTCAAAGATTTTAAGATTAATCCTTTTAATAATTCATTAATTGAATTTTTAAAAAATATATACAGTGATAACTTAATGAATTTCTATGAAATGCAATTCAATCTAATCACAAAATTGAATATATCGTATGATCATTTTATGTCGATGACCTTCAATGAAGCTAGAATGTATATTGCGATGCAAAATAAAGAAGTAAAGAAACAAGAGGAAGCTGAAAAGAAGGCACAGGGCAAATTGTCGTTATAGAAGTATATAATTACATGGGCGTAAATGATATTTTAAGTAAATTAAATGAAATTAATCTCGAAGATGTTGTTAGGGTTTTTGTTCCATCCTTGCAAAGAGAGGTTTCTTTCAAGCCATTATCCCTACAACAGCAGAAAGAAATCCTTAAGGCAGGCATATCCTCTGAATTATTTAATATATTAGAATTTAATGCAATTTTTAATTCAATTATTGAACAAAATAGTTTAGAACGAATTAATTTTAAAGTGATCGATCGATCTGTTATTGCAATTGCATTTAGAAATAAATTTACATCACAACCATTAGATCTAGATGAAAAGAAAATCGATACGAAAATACTAGAAGATAGAAAAATTAATTTCTCTATAGATGCATTCAACGACATTGTTGTAGAAGAAGGTCTTTTAAAAATTAAAGCATGTGCCCCCCAATTAAGTTTTGATCAAGCTATTACTAAGTTACAATTAGCTAAAATTAAAAAAACAGAAAATATCGATGTAGCCACTTTCATAAGCGAGATGTATGTATATGAAATTTTAAAATATATCAAATCAATTCATATTGGTGAATTGGATCAAGATCTTACATTGTTGTCTATAGAAGATCGCATGAAAATTATAGAACAAATTCCTGCTTCATTGATTACAAAGCTTAATAATATTATATCAAAGCAATTTAAAACTCCTGAAGATGAATATTTGACAATCG